CTTCATCTTTAAAGGCATCGACTGACGGCATCTTGATTACATCCTGAGATGGGATGAAGCAGGCAGTATCACCGCCGTAAATCAGATTGATGCCCAGAGACTCAGCCAGTCGATTGACCGAGCCTGTACCGGCTGACGGTGGGGTGTAGGTCTTAATGCCCTGTAACCCTTCGATCTGTGCCACGTTCCAGACTGGAAAGCATTTGTTAATGAATCCGGTCTTGGCGTCTCCGGTGGCTTTGTCCTTATAGCTAGACCGAGCCATGAACCAGACATATTCACACCCGCCATTGTCTGCGCTGTTCTTGGGTACAGTGCCGCCGAGAGCGCTAGCTTGCTTGTAGGTCAGCCACCCATTGCTGCCCCACTTGGCGGACGCCATGCTGAGGTTTATCCAGTTGATGCCTGTATAAGGTCGCCCCGTGCTGGCATTGTGTGGCACGCTGCCGTCGAAAATGTTCGCCCACGGTTTGCGCCAGTCGCTGGCGTTTTCTAGGTTGGCGATGATTCGGTCAGTGACCACTTGAAACATGTCTTCATATTTGCTCATTTTTTTGCCTCCTCAGGCGGTTATCTAGGACGCCCAGAAGGGCGTTTCGACCGGTTACCGTCCGGTTCTCATCAGCTAGAATTTTTTGCGGCGGGAGAAACAAAACACCCACCCAGTCCCGAATGCCCCTATACGTGATAACAGACCGCATAACTGGTATATCCATGGATAGCCTTATACTGCTTGTCGAAGTGCTGACATTCTCGCGTGGGGAGCTGCTCAGCGAAGTCGTTCATCCTATCGACCAGCTTCGACTCTGCCCGCTCATGCCGCTCGCGCAGTCGCGCACCGTTGGCGCTGTGCTCGTCTTCGGTGTCCCATACTTGCTGGTGTGTATCGAGCAGGTCGCTGTAACGGCGATCCAAGTTATAAAGCTGCTGGAATCGCTTGGTGTACTTCTCATCTAGTGCTTGCATGGTTGCCTCCTCGGCGGTTGAATAAATACAATGAAAGCCACTCGTCGAATGGCTTTGATGTGCTTACTCAGTGAAAGCTGCGGTGATTCTTGATTGACCACTTCTCGATCACTGGCTGCCCATAGTCATCCTCGTCAACGACGATATAGGCGACCGTCTTTTTGACGTTGGCATACCGCCACCCAGAGTCATTCAGTGGGTTGACCTGAACCCATACCCTGTGAGGGTAGTTGACTACCGGCAGCCAGCTATCGGCAGGGCTGTTCGGCTCATACTCGAAGTGGTTGCCATTGCTGTGCTGGAAGCTGCCTACCATTCGCTGCATAACATCCCACGGTGCAAGACTCATAACGTCCCCCTAGTGATCGCAATGATCGCCATGGACATCAGGAAGGTGAACACGACGACGACGCCTACTGCTGTAACGGTGAGTACTTTCTCAGTGCGGCTCATAGTGCCAACTCCTTTGACTTCTGGGCGAAGGTGTAGCCCAGTTGCTTCATCAGCGCTCGGGTCTGGTCGGTCAAGGTCTTGGTGCCAGCAATGCGGGCGAAAGTGTCACCGACGTGACAGGTTGGGTAGCAGTTGATAACGCCGTAAACATTTTTAACTTCGACAGTGATTTGCATGGGTGCCTCCTCAGGCTAGTGTTTCGATCTGGCTGATCTCATCAGTGCGCCATATAAGACGCAGACACTTGAATGGGTCTTGCCGCTTCACCCGTCGCATCTGCTCTATCACAGTCTCTCGGGGTGCCCCTAGCCCTCTAGGTCGGATCTGGTAAATTACCAGACAAATGAAATCTATCACGGCTTAAATTCAGCGCGCAAGCTTTTTTTGCATCTACGCGCAATTAATTTAATATGCAGGTATAATTTCATTCAAATATAGCTACTAGTAGAAGGGTGGAACTTGGATGCGGACGTGGATATAGACCGGCGGCTTGACAGAATGGAAGCGAAGCTCGACGCCGTCAGCGAGACCCTTCAGCACTTGGCGAGAATCGACGAGCGGCTCACGGGCAGCCATAAGCGCATCGATGGGCACGACCATAGGCTAGACGCCTTAGAGGTTCAGGTCAGGCTGGTAGATAAGCAGATGGCACAGAATGCGGGGCGCGGCATGGTGGTAGAGCGTGCGGCTTGGGTCGTCTTCGCGGCGATAGTCACCGCAGTGTCAAAATTTTTCTAATGCGGGAAAAACCCAACTCCCCCCCAACTCCGGCACCATCACAGGTAGTAGATCAAATGCTAGTAGAGAGAGACACAGTAGAGGGAGACAACACCAATCAGGTTAAGCCTCTCAATCTACGGCAGCAGAAGTTCGTCGAGAGCTATCTAGCATCAGGCAATGCAACCCGATCAGCAGAGGCAGCAGGGTATAAACACCCAAACGTTCAAGCATTCCGCTTGTTAGACAATATTAGTGTAAAGGCAGGCATTGACACCAAAAGGGCGAAAATGAGTAGAGATTCTGAGGGTAGAAGGGAGCGTTGGATAGAGCGGCTGGAGACACTCGGCGAGGATGCAGCTAGAGATGCTGACCGGCTGAGAGCCATTGAGCAGCTATTCAAGGCAGAAGGCTGGATTGCACCTGAACGAAAGGAGGTCGTCCAGTTTTCTGGGGCTTTCCTCGCTGATCTAGACCTTGATGAGCTAGAAGGCGGCTCTTTTGATGACACAATACTCAATGAAAACAACACGTTACAGTAGGGAAGCATGGTCTTATTAGGAAGATGCCCATCAATCGACCCCATCAGCACCGCAAATCGTGTATAAAAGGTACTGTATGCATGTACAGTAAAAGGATGGTAGGGGGGGGTAGTGGGTGGAAAATGGCGACGGTCGTGAGGGTGGTTCCATGGGGGGACTATCAGTAAATAAATGCAAATTTAGAGGTTCCCTTTTAGGGGGGGCGGTCTTTGTGAGAGTAGGTGGGAAAAAATATATGAAACAATTTTTGATGCATCACGTTACCGCCTGCAACTACTTAGACATGGACGAGGTTACGTTTGAGCGGTTCATCATTCCATTGGTTACCGTGTTGAAGTTCGGGGAGCAGTCTTACTTCGTTACCTCTGAGCTTGAGGATGCAGTTGGGTCATTGATGGCAAAAGGCGTTGCTTATGAATATGCGCTTCACCTCGTCGATTAGGGGGGGGGGTCGTTATGAGAGCACCTTGCAAAAAATATATAAATATTGAGATTGAAAATGACTAATCACCGTGAGACTAGGTATGGGAAGGGCGATGTACGCCGCCCAGAAGACCATAAAAAATTTAGCGAGAACTTTGACGCCATCTTTGGAAAGAAGAATGACCAGCGCAAAGAGCGGAAGTTTGCGCGTGAGGTAAAGCACTTGGAGGCGACCCGTGACAGAGATTGAGATGCGTCGCTTTTGTTACCACCCAGAGGGCACGCTAGGCGTCTTAGTCTGCAATGGCACCCGATACTACACGATAGAGCGCCCATGGCTTGACAACGCTCCTATGATCTCCTGTATCCCTGTGGGGACCTACCAGATGGGCTGGCGTGAGTCGCCACGGTTTGGTTGGACGTGGGAGGTTAAGGACGTGGAAAACAGGACGTTTGTGTTAATGCATGTGGCTAATTACCCCAAGGATGTGCAGGGCTGTATAGGGCTAGGCAAATATCTCATGGGTGACTGTATCGGCGTTAGCAAGAGCAAAGACGCCATGGCTGCCTTTGAGGAGCAGATGATGGGACTTGATTGGAAATTGACTATAAAAAATGCAATGTATGCGGCGCTGACAAGTTACTAACGTCATTTGTTCGTAACAGCGGCAGGTGCAGCCAGTGCAGGTATGAAGCGGACAAGAAGCGTCACAACGCAACCTTGTCTGGATACCTGACTATGCGTTTAACGGCTTTAAAACGCCGCCACAAGACCGCTAATTACCCTGGGGTCCCAGTATCCCTAGGCGATTTACTCAAGCTATACGACGATCAGAGGGGTATTTGCGCCATTACTGGCATCCCCATGCACTATACGCACGGACATTCAGACATGTCGATCAGTCCAGACAGGGTTGACCGTGACAAAGGCTATGAAGACGGCAATGTCAGGCTTGTTTGTGTCCGGGCTAACTTAATGAGAAGCACTTTAGACGACGAAGATTTCGCGTGGTGGTGCCGAGCGGTGGTGAACAACCTTGGAATTTGAGCAAGCGGCAGCAAAACTGAAGAAAAACTTCCCTTTGTACGCGAAGAACGTGCTGAAAATTGTCGATAAGACGGGAGAAAGGCGCGCATTTGTGTTGAATGAAGCCCAGCTTTACGTCCATAACAAGCTGGAAACGCAGTTAAAAGATCAGGGAAACATCCGTGCGCTGGTGCTAAAGGCTAGGCAAACGGGCATATCGACGTACTCGCAGGGTCGAAACTTCTGGAAAGTGACGCAAAATAGAAACGCCAATGCTTTCGTGCTGTCTCACTTGGCGGAATCCACCAACGCTATTTTCAACATGGTCAAATACTTTTATGACAATGTCCCCCATGCAGCTTTTGCGCCTCCGCTCGCTTCTCAGTCCGCGTCAACTTTGGTATTTGAGGAGATCAATAGCCGCTACCGCGTTGGAACAGCCCGCTCGACGCAGACTGGACGGGGGCAAACAAACCGATTTGTCCACGGGTCAGAAGTTGCCTTCTACCCCCAAGGATCAGACATAGTCGCGGGTCTCTTGCAGACTGTCGGCGGAGTCAACACCGAGGTTATTCTGGAGAGCACGGCGAATGGCGCTGGCGGCTGGTTTTACGATCAGGTCATGAAGTCTCTACGGGGTGAGTCCGAGTGGATCACTTGCTTTATACCGTGGTTCTGGATGCCTGAGTACCGTAGGACCCCGTCTCCATATTTTGTGGTTACGCCCGAAGAGTACGAGCTTGCTAAGCGGTTCAATCTAGACGATTCCCAACTGGCTTTTCGGCGGGCAAAGCTGGACGAGCTGGGCGGGACTGATTTGTTCCGACAGGAGTACCCGTCAACGCCGCTAGAGGCTTTCTTGACGTCGGGCAGGTGCTTTGTTGAGGACTCCCACTTAACAAACAGTGAGAACGATTGCTACACGGCTGATTTCAAAGGGGAAATTCGCGGAGGAAAGATAAGCGACCGGTCCTATGGACCATATCAAGAATGGTATCCCCCTCTTGGCGATGACAACTACGCCATTGGCGTAGACGTTGCAGAAGGGTTGGCATACGGCGACTACAGTTGCGCTCAAGTTCTTGATTCTCAAGGCAGGCAGGTAGCGTGCTGGCATGGTCATATCGACCCATGGGAGTGGGGCAATGTGGTCGCCCAGATAGGGCAGAGATACAACAACGCTTACGTTATCGTCGAGCGCAACAACCACGGTTTGACCACTCTTCGCAGGCTGATGGAGCTTAGTTACGGCAACCTTTTTGTCGAGCATTCTGTCGATGGGGCTTACGCTGACAAGGCGACCAAGCGCGGTGGTTTTTTGACCACCTCAAAAACAAAACCGCTCATCATTGACAACCTCGCAGCGCTGCTAAGGCAGGGTCAATCTGGCATCAGTGACATTGAATTAGTTAATGAATTACGCACGTATGTCATTGATGATAAAGGGGCTTTCAATTCTCAGCGGGGGTGCTATGATGACCGTGTGATGGCTTACGCTATCGCCCTGCATGGACTTGCCTCAATGCCTCGCCCGAGGTACAGATCGACAACACGTCGGTTTAAAACGGTTGATTCTGTTGCAGGCTATTAATGATTCAAGATCCATATGAAGAGGAAGGTGAAGCCAAGTCCGAAGAAGCTGATGGGGTGCAAGATCAAAGCCTCCAAAGCTTAGGGCATAGGCTCGCCAGCACTTTTCAAGAATACAAAGACGCTCGTAAAGAAACTGAAAACGAGTGGCTTAAAGACTTGCGCCAATACAATGGTCAATATGAGCCGGATGTTTTGGCTCGTCTTAACGAAAGTGGTGCCCGCTCAAAAGTTTTTGTTGGTCTGACCCGCACGAAAGTCATGGCTGCTTACAGCCGTATAATCGATTTGATATTCCAGCACGGTGACCCAGCGTTTGCCGTCCAACCTACTCCCGTTCCCGAACTTGATCCGATGCAAGCCATGCAGATGCGCCAGCAAGCGACCCAAGAGGTCATTGCCGCATCGCAGATGATGG